CCGCCAGCAGGGTCCACAAAAAGAGGGTCAACTGCAAGATTCAATTCGTTTGGATAAAAATCTAAACCATCCTCACGAATAATACAGTTTGAGTTAGAAAGGTTAAACGTGCCCGAATTCTGAACATGTAGGCCTGTTACGTTATTAGAGTAATCAATGATAATGGTATTAGTTAAGGTTCCACTAACTCTCCTGAATATTTGTGTGGGACCACTCGAGGTACTTAAGAAATTTTCTATAATGCAATTTTTAAACAAAAGGTTAGTGGGAAAAGTAAGACCATTCCTTTGTTCGAACAAGTAGCTGTAGTTAGTTGCCGATACTTTACTTAGGTGGGTATTTTTAAATATAACTTCTCCCACGTTTGAGTCCGTACCATTTGATTCAAGGAATGAGTGGTTAGTTGTAAGATGACAAGAATTAAAAACATGCGCTGCTATTGAGTTTTGGGTAGATTGGGTAATGCAAAAATTATCTGCACCCGTGCTTGTACTAGTAATTTTTAGTCCAGTATAATTTAAAGATTGGGAAACATTTAAACCGCCATGACCGATAATGATTTTTTCCGCAATAAATTCGACGCCACCATTTTTTTCCGCATAATAATTTACACTATTAGCTTGATCGACAGAATTAAATGTGAAGGATTGCTGTCCATCATAGATACCATTCTTGAAAACAATAGAGCCATAAGAGCCTGCGTCAATATAGGCTTGGTCTAGACTTCCAAAATGATAAGGATCTTCTTCGGTCCCAGCGCCTCCAGTGCCTGCAGTACTTGTAACCCAAACAAAATCGTCAGCGAATTTAGATGTTTTAGAAGTTCCGCCTATTAGGGGAGAGTTAGCTCTTAATCTAAAATCCCCAGAATCAGGGTCTGTAAATTTTGGGTCTCCTTGGTAAGTATTCTCTCCGCCATAAGTAATGTTTGAACCTATATTATAGAAGCAGCAATTTTTTGAATTTGCAGTTAGGGCAGGAAATCCGCTTTCAGCAATTTCGGTAGTTGCATAAATAATACTATTTTCGATAGAAGCAAAACTCACAAAAGACAAATGGCCCGAAGTTTGGGGAAAATTAATAATTAATGTACTATTAAGTATCTCGCAAGTAGTTGTGCCTCTTGTGAAATAAGAACCCGATTCACGATCAAAATTTGCATATATAAAACAAGAATCTATTATAATATTTCCGCCGCCACTCCATAAAAAACCATCTGTTGCATGAGTAATGGGATGAGTTCCTTCTATCTTTGAACCTTTGATTTTATTTGGTCTTGATAAGCTATTTGAAACTTGCTGGAACCTTGTATTTTTAATATAAAAATCTTCAAGAGTTATGTTTCCAACACCAAGATTTTGCTTGCCCCATTTTCCTCCAATATTAATTGTTTTTGCAGAAGTTATATTTGTATCATTACTTCCCAAAATAGCTTTATGTTTATTTAAGGATTTATAAGTAATTCCATCTACAAAAAAATCTAAAGAGTCTATTTCATAATAGCCATCTACAAAATATATAATGCCGTTGCCAGCTGCTGCCTCTGTTTCTGCGGTGCCTAGTTCTGCCATGTAATATGGATTTTCAAATGTTCCAAGGCCTCCAGTGCTGTCTCCTGGCCGCATGTATACACCTGCTGGATTTGAATTTGAGTCTTTAATTCCCCCAATCAAGGGAGAACTTGGACGTAAGCGAAAATCGCCAGATTCCCGGTCAACAAAAAGAGGATCTGCCACAATACATACCCCGTAAGTGGTACCATCATCTGGTGCAGGCGGCGGAACACTTGAATCGTAGCAGTAAATTAAATTGTTTTTGCTAGGATGGGGAGCTCCTAATCTGAAGCTATTCGAACCAGTGTATCCAGAGGTAATAAATGCAAAAATACATTCGCTAATTTCAAGGCCCGTACTTGTATTTAAGGTTAGTGGTGTATACTGGGCAGACGTCGCTCCCATATAAAAAGTAGAATTTTTAAATTGTGATAAACTTCCTCGATGAGTAGCTGATTGATAACCAACGAGTGTTAATGATGTATTTGGTAGGTTAAAAACCGTATTTTTGACATTAAGGTGGCTATTTACATTGCCAACTCTAAAAGTAGCAGGTGTATAGGCGGTTCCTTCACCCTGGTCTGTAATAACGCAAGAATCAAAACCAAAAACTTGGTTACTCCCGTGAAAGTATTTCGTTCCAGATATTAAAAATTTAATCCCAGTCATCATTGAAACCTCTAGAGCATTTTTTTCGAGTTGTGTAGAGGCCTCATTGCCTTGAAAGATGTATTGATAATAGCCAGTGGTACTAACAGATACTTTTCCTTTGTTTTTAGCCGTAAAACTAAGTTTATCAATTGTGAAACCTTTTTGGTTGTCGTTGTATTCGCCGTCTGCGAAAATAAGCTCGCCATGCTCTGTACCTTGTGCAGTGGCTTGATTCCAAGTGAATCGATGAGATCCAATTCCAGCATACCTGCCAGCTTCATATTCTAAATAAACTTCATTACCAGCACTATTGCATATAGATCCATCTACAGCATAACAAGGGTACTCTTCGGATGAACCTGCTAATACCCAATTACTTGAATCATCAAATGGATATGTTGTTGAATTATTACCATTTACACATACATATATCCTGTTATGAGAATTATCTATGGCTCCACCTCCCCCCACAAAAACAGAATCACTAAGTGATACTCTATCGCCAGGGGCATAGGTAGTAGTCCCTGAATCAGACCATGTTGTTATGGAATAAAGGTTTGATGGAATAGTTTCTATATAAACTTTAGCCATTAGAATGATCCTCCGTCAATTAGTAGCGGCGCGGGGTTAGCCCCCACAGAAGGGGACTGAAAGCCCTGCCTAACTGGTAGTCCGTTAGTTCCGATAGAATCGCTGTTACCATTAATTACAGAATAACTTTCTCCGTCAGTATGTACAAATTCAATATCTTCTGGGAACTCTGCGCTATCAACCTTCACTGCAATGCCTAGAGCTATAGCATTATTAGGAGAAACCTCTTCATCTCCACCTATCAAGTGCGCCACTCGATTGCCAGCCGCGTCTATTTTAAATAAAATAAAAGAACTATCATCAGAATAAATTCGCGTATCAACTGGATTAATAGAGTGGTAACCTATATCTGTAGCGCCCTTTACCTTAAAATCGTTAAATCTATACCAGCCAGAAGCCAGCGAACCTTCTCCGGTTGTCCCTACTACGAACCGCTGTTGATCTGTTAGTAATTTAAATTGAAGGTCTTGGTTTGAGTTCTCAAGCACCGCAGAAGTTCCTAGTCCTAACTTGTCGGCAGTAAGAATGGTTACAGGGTTACCTTCTACATCTTGAACTTGCGGAGTTTTTGAGAAATACAAACTTTGCGGGTCGCCTGGATCGGGCTTTACCTCTGCAGCTCCAACCATAATTCCACTAGCTGGAAAATGAATAATCCCCTGATCGTCGACCGATAAACTGGCTTCCCCTAGATTTATACCACTAGGAATTTGCAAGACTCCATTGCTATTCGATAGGGTTAAATCTCCCAAATGAAGGGAATTATTGTGCAAGTATAAATCTCGAACTTTTTTGCTTGCAGACCCAATATCAAACACCTCGCTTTCCGAAGGTAAAATATTACCACTAAAATTAATTCCGCCAGCCACCTCCAACTTCGCACTAGGAGTCGTAATACCAATACCTACGTTGCCGCCTGTGTAAAAAACATCTCCTGTGGTCGCCGCATCTTCCCATTTGCCACCTAGGCCTCCTGAATCCCCTGTGGAAACTGCAACTCCGCTAACGTATAAACCTTTATTGAAATGGCCGCTATCAAAATACGCATCTCCCCAGGTGACATCCTCTATTCCAATTCCTCCTTCTCCGCTTGCTTGTGGTATTAAATTTTTTGTAGCCATAATATTAAGATTGTAATGTTATTATATATGCCTTATATATACACACATATTAGACAGGAGAATCAGTCGGATATATATTTCCATCAGAACCCTCTTGAAAATATTGCGTAAATTCTGATTCGGATATAGCCCCTGATTCTCTTAACCTATAGCTATTCCCAGGAACCTCCTCCCATAATTCAATTGATGGATCCTTAGATTCAAAACTTGAGCTCCTTAATGATAGATTATTAGACCCATCATCCTCGAACCACTGAACAGAAGATGACGTAGAAAGTTTATTTCCATTTATTATTAAATCCAAAAATAAATCATTCTCCTGAACCTCGGACGAAAAAGATACAGAAAACCCTGTGGTATTTATTCCGTACGTCATAAGTGCATAGTGACCAACAGGAGGAGAATCAAGTCTTGATCCTAAAGAAATAGCTATTTTAGGTTTACTCTGAAAAACCTTACCAACCCCTAAGCCTTCATAAGAAAACGAAAGATTATTTGTTCCAAGCGGCACATTAACAGAAGAAGAAAAAGAGCTTGAAGAAACATCTTCCAATTTACCTGACAGTCCACTTAGTTCTTGTAATAAATTAGATACTCCTTCAGCAAGATCAGAAGAAGTTCCCGAAGAAATAATGTCTAAAGAATTTTGCAGCTCTCCAGAGAGGTTCACCAAATCTTGAGATATAGCAGAAATGCCGCTAGAGAAATCAGACGAAATATCAGAAGAGAATTCCCCAAGTGAGTCTCCTAACTTTCTAGTGAAAGCCCAATCTGTAGAATTATTTTCTCCAGTTTTTTCGTATAAAAAATTGTTTTCAAGGTCTATGTACTCAGACCCAACAATACCTGCGGCCTTATCGCTATCAGAAGGAGGCCCAGAGTCGAGAATTAAAGGCTTCCTTATTCCTAGATTAGCGTTAACGAAAGTTTCGAAAGCGCCCATCTTTAATCCCTCCTATCGCTGTGGTATAAAAGCGCGGCAGAATAAAGATCTAAGCCGTGACTAATAGATATAGACTGAACCTCGGACCGAGCAGATAAAGATTCAATTTTATCAGGATTAGTTAAGCATTCCTCCAGCATTGATTCCCATTTGCTGCTCGCTGATGAAACTATAACTGACTCGCAAAGATCATCAATCATTTTTTTCTCAAATGACTTAAGACTTTTCTTCTTGAGCTTCTGCCGCATTTGCTTGTAGCCCAAATTTCGCAAAGCTTCGGTTTTGTAAACAGTTTCTTGAATCCCCTTCCTTGAATACAAATCGCTAGAATCAGACGCTTGATCCTGCGGAATGCCGGAGGTTCCAATCGGCCTACCTACTTCTTTTTTGCTTTGATCCAGCCCGGCTCCTTCTTCTGGCCCTGGACCAACCATAGGAACTCCGCCAACTATAGGGTTGTACATACCCTCCTTCCTTTGATCTATATATATTTTTTGCGCAGACTCCATACTCTCAGGCTTAGGGTAAGAGCCTTTTTCCAAAACATCCATTCCTTGCTCAGGAGTAATTATTCCCAGCTCCATTAATCTAGTAGCAACCCTTTGCAGCTGAACTTCGTCCTTTATGTCAGTTTGCTCAAATTTTACTGTAGGGTATTTCCTAAAACCTAAATTTTGACAAACCATTTTAACTTGAGGCTGAAGGAAATCATAAATAAAAGCGTTCCTAGACTCCTCAAGCCGCTCCAGAAATATCTTTGCCTTGACCTGGGTGTTACTATATCTCTCATCACCGACTATTACATTCTGCAAGCCATCACGAATGTCGTTATTTATTACTTCGTACTTTGCGGGGCCCACGACCTTACCTATGTCAGGTATAACGAATTGAGCCTTAGTTGTATAGTCGCTAACAAGAACCCTTCCAACGCTTTCGTTTTTAAAAAGGTTTTGCATCGCCTCCATGTTTCTAGGGTTTATACCTCCCTTATCGGGCTCGGCACCCATAGTTATAAGTAAGATTACATTTTCTATAGTTCTACATATAGCCTGATCAATTTGCTTCAGCTCTAGCTTAAAATTTATATCATCTAAAACAGGATACCCAAAAGGAATAGCAAAAGGTTCATAATCTTGTTTCTTATAGAAGGAGTAAACCAAGTGAGAGGGATCTAACTTAACCTTAATTCCATCAGAGTTATAACCCCCTTTTAGTATCTGTTCTTTAATATCTCCGTCGAGAGACTCAAAAACCTGTTGGTCATATTCTGTTTTAGGATTTTTAAGCCGCTCTATATCATATTGGCTTAATATTTTTTCATACAAACCGCTATCAAAGGAAGACCCATTCCTAGCGACTATATCGTATGGATTGAGCAAAATATATTTTACCGGAAGTTTCCCAGGCTTTAAAGAAAGAGAGGATCCATAGATTTTTGTTATTTTATCAAAATCGGTTTTGGAAAATTTTCCGTCAACCCTATAAAGAAATATATTCCCACTACGATAATATTCCCTAAAGTATTGATCCTTTAAGTTCCACAGATTGATTCTTTCAAACCACTTGTAAACAAAGTCTCTAGAGCTTTTTGTTCCTCCTTCAAGGTATATTCCAGAGTTGGCGAATTCAGACATGACATCTATAGCGTTTCTAAATACAGATATATTAGCATAAGCTTTTTGGCAAAGCTCTATAGAATCTCTAACATTAACTCCGTCTTGTCCATATGAATAAGGAAGCATTCCCCCTGCAATATTAGAGAACCTGTGCTTCTTATCAGATTTATGAGCTAAATTCCTTCTTGATGCAAATTCGTCTCCCGCAGATTTTGTTCTGTTATATGCGGCTTGAGACTCTATATAATAGGGCTCCCCAGAAGAAGATGGCTCCGAAGAAAAACTCTTAAGAACATCGCTTAGATCAGAATTTTCATCTTTCTTAAACTTCTCCCAGTAACTAGAGCTTTTAACATATTTCCTTTTACTCATTCATTATGGTACACAAAAGTTAAAGCAAAGTCTATTAAAAGTTAAAAGTTAACTTTTAACTTTTGTTTTTCGTAGCGTGTGTATACATTTATTATGTCCAATAAAAAAAACAACCAATGTATAGTCATAACTGATAGCGGAGAGATAAAAGGCTCGATTGTGAGCGAATATGAAGAAATAGGGGGGCCGGATGACGGAGCTGTCTTTGCGGTCATAGATCTTGACAACGGACAAACCATTACTGTAAAAATGTCAGAAATATCAGAATAACAAAAGTGTACAATAATAACAATGAGTAAACACACAGAAAATTCAAACTTTAGATACAGCAACGATAATCGAAGACAAAACCCCTCTTCGGCAGATTACCCCTCTCAAGACCAAGTTGTAACAAACTCAACAAAAGGCGACCGAAGCTATTACCCAAATGACAACGGAGGGCATTACCCCAACTCGAACCGGCCGGACATCTCAACAATAGACTCCGCAAATAAAAAACAGCCGCCAAACTCAAACTATAAAATACCATGATCTTTGCAATATCAACCCTAGTTTCAGCATTAAGCATTTCGATCATTGCTGCGTATTTCAGCATTATCGGACTCGCAACGATTTTTCCAGGATCAATCGAGGCTGTCGTTGCCATGGGCATAGCCCTTGAAGTCGGAAAAATCATTGCGGCAATATGGCTCCACAGGAACTGGAAAAGTGCGCCAAAAACCTTAAAAGCGTATCTATTTTCAGCAATCTTAATCCTTATGGGAATAACAAGTATGGGAATATTTGGCTTTTTAAGCAAATCCCATATTGAACATGAACAAGATGCAGAGAAAGCTGCCGCGCTAGTCACTCAAGTAGAAGCAAAAATTGAAAGAGAGAAAGAGTATATTGCCAGACAAAAAGAATTGATTGAAAAAAATGAATATAAAAATCAAAACTTTAGTGACAAAAGCGCCGAAAACATTAATCTAGAGCAAAACAAAATTAAGCAACTTACTGAACAGTTAGAGAAAGATATAGCGCTAGACCAAAGAATGCTTGAGCCTGTAAATCAAAGAATCAAGCAAATGAATAATGAAATCGAAGAGATTAAAAACAAGTCAGGAGGATTATTCTCAAGCAAAAAGAAAGATCTTGAAAGGAAAACGGTAGAACAATCAATTGAACGTCAAGAGTTAAACTTAAAAAAGAAACTGATCGAATCGAGAATATCTAAATATCGAGACGAAACATCAGCGATTATATCAGATATAAGAAAACGCATACAAGACTACCAAAATATCGGATTCGAAAAGCCAGAAGATCTAGAGAAAAAAACAGAAGAGCTTAATAAAAACATAGCGAAAGCAAGAGACACTATAGACGAACTTGAGGTAAAAAAGTTTAGCCTAAACGACGGCTCGCGCCAACTAGAGGCGGAAATAGGTCCAGTAAAATATGTAGCAGAGTTGATCGCAGACTTGACGGGAGTAGAATTTGACACGGGTAAAGCCGTAAGAATAGTTATAATAATATTAATTTTTGTGTTTGATCCCTTAGCAATATTACTTGTTCTGGCGGCACACATCAGTCTAAGTAAAAAATTTCCAAAGATTGAGCTTGATGAAGCCGCCCTTTTTCTAAAAATTGCAGAGATTGAAGATCAGCAAAAAAAACTAGAAGATGACGAATTAAAAATAGAAGAGAGAAAAAAAGATCTTGAGCAAGAGAATAAAATGCTAGAACTTCAAGAAGGCCAAGCAAAAAAATATAAACAAGAAATATCAGAAAACAAGGAAACTTTAAGGCAATTAAAACTAGAGTCCTGCCAAGAAATATTAAAAAAAGAAAACACATCTGAAATAACAAAAGAAATCGAAGAGTTGGCTCGACAAAAGGAAAGCGCATCGAGAGAAATAAAAGAAATAAAAATAAATAAAGGCAAGCTCTTAGACAAAGCTGATCAGGCTGTCAAAAGCGCAAAAGAAATAAAAAGCGTAATAGCCGCGCACGATAAAAATAAAGAGCAAATCAAAGACCTTAAGTCAGAAGTTTGCTTAAGTTTAAATAAAATAACCGAAATAAAAGCTGAAATTAACGATTTGAAGTTAAAAAATAAAAATCTAGAAAATCAAAACGAAAAATTATTAAGTGATTCCCTAACTCCAAACAAAGAGCTTGAAAGTAAAATCGCAGACCTAGTAAGCCAAAAAAACAAAATCCTAGAAGAGAATCTAAATATAAAAAACAAAAAAAGTTTACTAATAAAAATTGAAACCTCAGGAAAAGGAATTTGCTCGTTAGAGATACCGTCATCTCTCGGAGGAGTGCATAAGTACATAAGACAAAGTAAATTTGACAAGGATACAATTAACACTCTTATAGGAGTCAGCCTAGAGATCGACGGAGAAGCAGGAGTAAAATCTATCGAAAAAATGAAAGAAATTTACGAATCTAAAAGAAAAAAAATAATCGACGCACATCTCAGCAACAGAGAATACAAAAAACAAAACGTATCTTACGAATATATATCTTGACTTTAATGATATTATAAACTATACTAGTTTAGTGAAAAAACTAAACAAGAAAGATTTAATTAAAAAAATAGTCGAAGAGCCAAGCAAAGGAAAACGAATGTTTTGGGCTAGAGAGATGAAACTCTTGAATGACCTTATGAAAATGTTCCCGAATGAAAACTTCTGGCAAAGGATGACAATCAGCAAGGTACCTTCTCTGGCCATGCTTAGGTCTGAACACGGTCTATCTAAAATCAAAAAAAAATATTTAGACTTTAATTATAAAATTCCTTCTAAAAAAGAAATACCGCTTGGAGAAAAAACAGGAGAAGACAAGATAATCTCGAAAAAAACAAAAACAATTAGACAATTTATAGATGAGTAAAACAAAAGAAGTTCAAACAACAGACCAAATAGCAAAATTCCTATCAGATAAAGATAATAAAAAATATCATTATAATTTTCACGAGTCGGAAGAGTATAAAATTCCAAGCGGAAGCTTAAATCTAGACATCGCATTAGGAGGAGGCCTGCCAAGTGGAGCTCATAGATTCACAGGAATCAATGAGGGAGGAAAGACTAGCTGTGCAATGGCATTCGCAAGAAACTTTCAAAAGCATTTTGGAAAAAAAGGAATGGTAATCTACATAAAAAGCGAAGGTAGATTCAGTCCAGAAATGATAGAAAGAACAGGAATTGATACTGATCCTGAAAAATTCTTTTGCTTTGATTGTAATATATTTGAGAAAGTCTTCGAATTGGTTAGAGAGTTGGTATTTAATAATGAAGACGACAAGAAATATATGTTCATTATTGATAGCGTTGATGCGCTTTGCAGAGTTGGAGACATAGATAAGCCTTTCGCTGAATCAGAGCAAGTTGCAGGAGGAGCATTAATAACCTCTGTATTCTTAAAGAAAATGGTTTTACCCATTAGCAAAATGGGGCACACATTAATACTAACAAGTCAAGTTAGAGTAGAAGTGGCCACAAATCCATATGCAGCGAGGGGAGGCCCTAAAGTCAAGCAGGCAGGAGGCAACGCCATAAAACATTATGCCAATTTTATACTCGAATTCGAGGAAAGGTACTCTTCGGATCTAATATTTAAAAACCCTACCGCAACAAGATTAGATGAAAAAGGGGAGCCTATAGGGCACTACTGTAAAGTAAAGTTCAGAAAAAGCGTAAATGAAAAAACTGGGTCTACGGCAAGGTACCCAATTAAATACGGAGAGAAAAACGGCAAGTCAGTATGGAGAGCTAGAGAAATACTTGACATGTTATATCTATTTAATTTAATAACAAAAAAGGGGGCATGGATTTCCGTTTCAGAAGAATTGATAAAAGAAGTTTCAGATAAAAAATTAGAAATAAATGAAAAGTTTCAAGGGGAGCAGCGATTAATAGACTTCCTCGAAGAAAATGAAAAGCTCTCCGACTTTCTATATCAAGATTTTAAGAAATTAACAAATGCGCTTTAACACTCTAACCGGAGCAAAAAGAGCTGTAAAAAAACCTAAAAAATTCTTAATAGATTGGGACGGAAAAAGCAGAAGTAAAATACAGTTTTCTGCGAAACAATTCCTTAAAAAATACTGGTCAAAGCATGTAGTTTTTGAAGAATTTCCGGTCGCAGGAACCAAACTCTCTTTAGATTTTTATAACGCCAACAAAAAGATAGCTGTGGAGGTTCAAGGCAAACAGCACACAAAATACGTACCTTTTTTTCACGGCAAAAATAAAATTAATTATATTAACCAATTAAAAAGAGATCAAGACAAATTAAAGTTTTGCGAAATAAACGACATACAGCTTGTAGAAATCTACGACGGAGAAGAAGTTAATGAAAAACTTTTCCAAAATTTTGGGGTTATTTTGTAGTTTGTGTAATATATAATATGAGCGACGAATTTATTGACCCAGAAAACCTTTCAAGATTTAATTTGCCAGAAAGTATGATATCCCAACTATTCGAATTCACTGGATCCTCTGGAGGAGACAGCGGTTTTATTTTATCATATGTCAATCAAGAGGGATTGCCCGCAGTAATAACAAAAGCAAACTCTCCTATAGTAGAAATGGGCTTAAGAAAAGCTCTTGAGCAATACTTAGAACAGGTTTCCTCCCAGGAAATTGAATTAAATTTCCCCCCAGATTTCGGAGACGAAGAAAGCCCTTGACTTTTTAAGCTAGCTGTGATACCATGTAATTATGGTATATTCACATGAACTAGAACAGCATTTGATAGCAGGGTTAATAAAATACCCAGAAAGCTATCCCCTAATCGCAGCCTTTATTGATCAAGAAGATTTTTACGATAAGAATACAATAGTCAACAAAACAATTTTTTGCGTACTAAGACAAGCTCTCGAAGCTAGCGATGCACTTGATGAAGTATTGCTTTCTCAAAGAGTTCAAGCATTAAACATATCATTCGAGGATAATATAAATATAGCAGACTACATTAAAGCTCTATCAATGAGGCAAATATCAAAAGAAGGAGTGCTAAAGGCTGCGCAAGAGCTTAAAAAAATAACCGTAAGAAGAGAAATTCATAATGCGTCCGTGGAAGTCGCTAAAAATATGAAAAGCATGCCCCCTAGCGCCTCATTTGATGATATAGTAAGCGAGGCAGACAAGATATACAACGACAAGATCAACCTTTACGAGATGGGCTCGAGCAAGCCCGAAAATTTATTCGAAGACATGGAGGACTTTATTGAAGAAAGGGGAAACAATCCAATTGATGAATTTGGACTGATGGGCCCGCACGAAAGAGTTAACGATCTTTACGGCTCACTTTTCAGGCCTGGCAATATTGCTGTAGTAGTAGCGAGGGCTGGAGTAGGGAAAACTCAGTTTTGCATGGACTTTTGCACGAAAGTTTCAGCGCTCAATGACCATGTCCCAATTCTGCATTTTGACAACGGAGAGATGAGCAAAGAAGAACTTATAATTCGCCAGTGTTCTGCGCTTTCTGGCGTACCAATGCACCTGTTAGAAACTGGAAGATGGAGGCAAGCAGGAGAAGAGGTTATAGAAAAAGTAAGAAGCACATGGGTAAAAGTAAAAAACTTCAAATTCTACTATTACAATGTCGCAGGACACAGTATAGATAGCATGTTGAATATTATTCGTAGGTTTTACTACTCAGAAGTAGGTAGAGGGAACCCCATGATTTTTAGCTTCGATTATATAAAAACAACATACGAGCGACAAAACGGAGCAAGTAGCTGGGAGACTGTAGGAAGAATGGTTGACAAGTTCAAACAGTTAATACAAAAAGAATTATGCTTCAACGGTAAGCCTGCAGTAGCAATGCTAACCAGTGTACAAAGTAATAGGTTAGGAATAACAAACAATAGGAGCGCCAATAATGTAGTTGACGACGAAAGTATAGTGTCTTTATCAGATCAAATTACACAATTCTGCTCACACCTATTTCTACTGAGACAAAAAACAATGGACGAAATACAAGAGGAGCCCGATGATTTTGGAACTCATAAGTTGATATGTTTAAAATATAGATGGTTAGGCAAAGATGTTCACAGAGCTCTTCAGCCTGTAGAAATGCCGGACGGAAGCAAAAAGAAAAATTACATAAACCTGCATATGGAAAATTTCTCTATATCAGAAAAAGGAGACCTTCAAGACATGGTCGAACACATGGATTCGGAAGGAGTTGGAGCTCTCAGGGGGGTTGCAGATGAAGTACCAAGCTTGTAAAATGTCCCCCGAAAAAATAAAAGAGTCCTTAATGCAGCTAGGATATAAACTAGCTGATCGAGGGTCTTATTGGCAAACTAATGCGTTGTTCAGGAATGGAGATAACAAGACGGCCATACAAATTTATAAAAACACCGGAGTATGGAAGGATCACGTTCAAGATAGCTCTTTTTCTCCGTTTAAAAGGCTTGTAGAAATAACCTTAGGAACTAATGATAAAAAGTCTATAGAACAATATATTGAAGAGGATAACATAGGATCAAATTACAATAAATTAACATTCCCAGAAAAACTAGAAATGGAAGAAATATATCCAGACAAATGCCTAGAAAGGCTACTACCGCATTATAAATTCTACAACGATAAAGGTATTTCTACTCAGCACCTGGAAAAACTTAAATCAGGCTACGCAACAAGTGGAAAATTAAATAATAGGTTCGTGTTCCCCATCTACAACGAGCACGAACAAATACACGGCTTCTCAGGTAGAGACATGAATAGCTTCGGCGACAGGCCCAAATGGAAACATGTTGGCAGAAAAAAAAGCTGGATATATCCGCTTTATGCAGACAAAGAGGTGAGAGACTCTATCGAAAAAACCAAGGAGCTGATTTTAGTTGAAAGTATCGGAGACCTGCTAAACCTA